CTCTCTCACACCAAGTAAAATTCTTCATCGTATGTTCTTATATCATAACTTCGTGAATGGTATGATGGGTCTAATTTATTCTTCTCCACTAACTGCTGCCACGAAGGGAACCCCCGTACCAACTCTTCTAAAGAAATTCCCTTCCGACGATAAATTGCTACTTCATCCGTCGTTAACGAGTCTACTATTGCCTGCAGCGATTCAAATTTTGATGTCTGCATTTCTAACTGCGCTGCTTCAAATACCGCTCTCAAACAATCATACGCATGTCTGTTTGATGCATATGTACCATACGCATGACCTATCGCTGACATCATTACGTCCTTCGGCCCTCGTGCTTTGCCACTAGATCCTGCCATACACTTTATCAAATATTCCTCCGTTCTCCTGTAAGGCAAATATCTTGGTTGAGTCGGGTCTCCTTGTATAGGATTTAACACAAATTGATACCTAAGAAAAGTCAATCCTATCACTATCAATCCCCCTTTCCCATCGGGTACTGATACAAAGGACACATCGCTCACATCTCGTAACTCTGCTCCAAAGAAGGTTTTCAAAAACAGCGCAAATGAAGACCCTACTAATAATTTCTGAATAAATTCTTGCTCCGTTCGACTCCAGGCATGGTCATCACCATAACAAACAAACAATACTCCTAACAAATAATACTCCAACTCCGCCTTGTTTTCATCGGGGGTCTCAAACAACAAATGAACTAACCATAAAAAAAAGTACAACATCATTATCCAACTATCCATATGTGACGTATTAAAACACCCGCTCGGAACTCCCCCTGTCTGCACAGCCCATATCTTTCCTAACATATGAGTAATCCGACTTAAAATATTCTTCGATAACCACTGCAATATCTTTTTCCTCAATGAATAGTGTGCTGTATTACTACGTTCATAATATTGCATATAAGAAAAATATTTATCAACTAAATGAACTACTGCCGCTTGGTCAAAATTACTCAAATCACCCTCCACCAATATCTTCAACATCTCATTCGACTGCGTCACCCCTAACATCTTAGCCAAATCATCCCCACCTCCATACCCCCATCCTCGACCTACTCGAATATGTCCAGATCTCCTCTCTATCTTGTGACGGAATCCTGATATCAACCTCTCTCCTATCAGATATATACTACCTGGTATCACATATATTCGCATTTTCTTATTCCATTTCTCCCACTTAATATCATCATTTTGCTTTTCCGTACTTACAAAAACCTCCTCTTTCGCCTTTATTGTCCACAACACTTCAGGCTCTCGTCCCTCGTTTTCCAAGAATTCCATAAATCGCTTTAAATCCCATTGCAAGTTTTCAAATTTTTTTGCCTGACCTGAAACCTTGACTATTCGGTCCCCTTCTATTACCATCTGAAAATAGTTCCGCAACCCTCCTGAAGAACCCACATACATTCCATCCAACGACTTTATCGACAAATACACGACATGCTTCCCCCTTTCAGTATCCACTCCTAGATTGTAGTACATGTAATCTAACGCTAAATCTACATTCT